TTAGATCGTAAAGTAGCTTTACAAGAGTTACAACGAAATAATGAATACTTACGTTGTGCTGTATAAGCATACTTACCATCTAAAGATGTAATATCGTCACTACCGCAGTGCGTACATAAAGCAGTATGTTCATCATTATACAATGCCATATTAACACCGTTATTATCCCAAGCTATTAAACGATAGTAAACAGCACGTAAAGCTTCAATGTCACCAATATTATAAGCCAGCATTTCGTCTAAAGCTTCTTGCTTACCTTGATCACAGTCAATCCATAACTGAATACCACTGTTGTCAATCTTCTGTTGAACACCTAAAGTTTTAGCTAAATATTCAAGAGAGTTAAAAGGTAATAAGAATTTCTTACTTGAAATTTCTTTAGTGTCTATCACCCTATAAGGTGATGGTGGTTGTAGACCATATTTAAGAAAATAACCATTCAACTTAGGAATATCAAACTTCTTTCCGTAATGAGCAACAATAACGTCTGCATTATCTAATAGTGACCAAGCTTCTAGCACTAATCGTTCAGGGTCACGGTTTAATACTTCCTCTCGTGTAAGAATACTACCAACTACTTCAGAATCTCCCCAAGCCCAAGCGTGTGAGAGTAGATGACCCTCTTGTACTTGCTGTTTAACGCTAAGGTTTTGTTTCCACTGACCGAAGTGATAGGATTTAGCTAAGGTTGTTTCAATGTCATAGAATAAAAGTTTTGGTTTTGATAACTCAGGTTTGGGTTTACCCTGCCAATCTGTGTAATCATTTCGTAATTGAACACCAATAACAGAATCTTCAATCTCTAATTCTTTAGCACGTTCCTCAACGTCTTCTATAACAGATTCTTGTTTATAAAAGATATTAAGGCGATTACGATGATTCTCGTTGTTAAATAAAGCAACAGCAATCTTTCGTGTACTAAAACCTTTCGCTTTTAAGGTAATAGCATCATCATACCAATCATCTACATTAATATTATAACTCAATCTTTATCTCCTTTAATAACATCATCGGGTAGTACAACAAAAACCTCTTCACCTTCTAAAGTATCATACTGATCAATCAGGTCATAAATATCTTGCCGTAACTCGTACATACGATCTTCGCATTGATCTTCTGTCGCTGTATATAAAACTTCATTGTCAAGTAATAACTCAACTTCTCGTAGATTACTCTTAAAATCATCGTATTCGTGATTCGGAATTAACTTCTTATCACCTTCATCTGAAACCCACAATACATACAATTGTTTAACTTGAACATTCTTCATCCCATCAATATGTTCAAGTTGATCTTCTTTGTAGTTCCAACCTTCAGGGTCATTTTCAAATGTTACGCGGTAAATGTAATCGTCTTGATCTAATCTGATAGCATCAACTGTACCAATATTACCAATAGTTTCTTCAGGTGCGTCTAGGTAAGTTTCTGTGAATTGAACAATCTTGACTTTATCACCAACTTTATACTTCATAGCTCTTTCTCCTTATTAATAACATCTAAGATTTCGATCATACTGTGTGTACGTTTCAATATGAACTTTTTAAATATTACCTTACGCTGATTACCATTGCAACCTTTTTCTAAACCGTAATGAGATAAAACATTTTGTTTCTGCTTTTCATTAAGTTTATTAAATTGAACTTGTAAACTTTTAATGAAAGCAGGGTGAAGATACTCTTTAGGATGTTCTTTCTCAATGTAGTCAGCACATCCTCTTAGGAAATCAGATAATGTTCCTGTGTACCAATAACTAAGATACCTTGTCCATAAGTTTTCAATCTTACCTAAAACAGCATTAGTTTGTCGATGCAATACAGCACGTACATAATGATTAGAGTGATCGTGATCTAAAACTTTCTGTTTCTCTGGAATAGGTAATCTAGTGATAGGGTCAATACATTCTTGCTCTTTATAAAGCTTTTCTCTAACTTTTTGAACGTCCTTTGTTGTATACAGGTGTTTATCTAAATCAGTCATTAATTAACCCTTTCATAAACAAATCCAAATCAAACACTTTACCACGTTCTTTAGTAATATATATCAACTTACCTGTAAGCGTTAGAGCATCCTTCCAACTATCACCGTAAGTTAATTTATACACCTCAATAACACGTTTCTTCATTTCAATCTTAGAATGTTTAACATCTTCTAAGAGTTTTTCTGCTGTCTTTTTACCGATAGACTTAACCTTCAAATTAAACATATCTTTAAGCTCTGTAGAGACAAAATCAACACCACGTATAGCGTCTGTGCTGTCACCAACTAGAAGTTGAATACTGAGGTTGTAGAAAGCTTGTAAAGGGTCAATATAGAACACACCAAGATCAAGGTTGTTGTAGTTTAAGAATAACCCTTTGTGATTTTCTAAGTCCTTATCAATGTACGCTCGAATACCTAATGGGTCTAAAGCAGCATCAGCAATTACAAAATCTTCACTTTCGTAACCATTAACAATTTCGATCTTACCCTTGTATTTGTTCACCATATAGTTGAAACAATGCTTATGTAAAGATGGTTTAGCACCACGATTAGATTTGTATTCAGGGTAAACATCGTAACGAAAATTACCTTTCCCTTGAATGTAAAGTTTATAATCGTTTACCCAATTATGATTAATAATTGATTCTACTTTACTTTTAACATTTGAGAGTGCAAACCCAATAACAGGTACAACAAAATCATCTAATTTAAAGTTCTTACCTTTTTCATCATTCAACAAGAAATCATCAAAAGTCTCAAAATTATCAAACGTCTTTTTTCTACCACTTGCTTTGTGTGTTACAACGCAAGGCTCTTTTGAACACGCTGCTGCACAAGCATAGGCAATTGTATCTGAATCAATGTAAAGGTTGTATTTTTGTTTTGGGTCAAACTTTGTAAAATCATACTTACTAAAATCTCTACTCATATTCACTCCTCATAAACTAATAAAGGGATACACCAACTAAGAATGTATCCCTTTGTGTTAAATTAATTAATTATGCAAAGCATCAGCTAAATCTGTGAAATCTTGCATCTTAGAAATCGTTTCACCTAATTTCTGTTTAGCTTTTAATGAAGCAATCTTGTTAAGATCGGCAAACTTAACTTCTGTTAGCTCTTGCTCTACAACTTCCTTAATATCTTTAAGCTCCTCATCAAGCAAGTTCTTTTCACTATGGATACGAACCAATTGCTCTAAGATTTCTTTTGTACGTGTAAGATTCATTTATATCTCCTTTTAGTTAAATTACAATTACTTGTTCAGGGTAGCGTTTATATTCAAATTTAAACGTACCGTTTTCATCTTTCCAATTCCATTTTCGTTGTTTACCTTCACCTTCAACCCAAACCTGTTTTGTTGTTAGCTTAGTAATAACACCATTATAAAACTCATGCTGTCCAACAATCGGTGTTCGTAAGATTAATACGTTTTGTCCGACTTCAAGTTCGATACCATTTCGACTTAACAAAGTATTTCTCCTTTAATTAATTTCTGCATTACTTTGCATTCATAATCTCTTCAAGTGAAAAATCAAACCCAACGAACTCTACTTTATCTAAATCAATCGGTGGTAATTCACCAGCTTGTTTAAACAACTCTAAGTCACAAAGCACATCCTCTAAATCTTCACCAAAAGGATATTGAAACTCTGATGTAACAAATTGCAATTCGTCATTTTCATTAAAGTATGCTTCTACAATTCCGTACTCTGTGCCTGTAACACCATTCTTTTGTTCATAGGTACGATGACCTACTCTATATTGCCAATATGTCATTTACAACTCCCTAAAGTAAAATAATTTGTTTGTGTGTTTTGTCAAACTCTTCTACAGAAATTTCATAGGCATCTAGGTAATCTGATGGAATATACTCATCGGTTTCTCGATACACCCCTTTCTCAACAAAGGCTGAATCACTACCTTCATACATTGGTAAAATAGAATTACCTTCATCATCAGAATATGTCCAAACTTCCAATTCACCGTATTCAGGGTTGTTATCTAACAAGTATGTCAGGTACTCTACATAATCTTTAAGTAACATTTATTTCTCCTTGTCGTATAAAACAGTGGAGAGTGTATTTCAACTCTCCTTTGCTACATTATAACATTAGATCAAAAAGGGATTTCTGAATCGTCAGCATAACTCTCTTCAGGAACAGTAGTCTGTTTTGGTTGTTTAACTACTGGTGTTTCAGTAGTGTCATCAAAATCCGAAGCTCCTTGAACTTCTAAACCAAAATCATCACCAGCGTTTCCACCACCTTTCTTGTATTCAATCATCTCAGTAACTAAGACATTACGAAGTCGAGAGAATGTTCCAAAGTCATTGCTATTAGTTTCAAAACTAATCTTACCTACGCTACCATTAGCAGGGAGCATTGTATCCGTAACATCAATAGCCTGTTTACCATCTGCTAATAGAACTTTAGGTTGATACTGCTTAGGTAGTGGAGTACCATCCTTGTATTGAGCAGGCTTCTTCAAGTTGATTACATATTGCTTTTTCTCATTCGAGAATGGAGCATCAATCTTGTAAATCTCTTTGAAATCAGAAGTCTTTACAACTTTAGCTGATTGTTTAGGGAACATTTCATTCCAAGCATCTGCTGTATCTTCGTCTACTACAACTCCAGCTTTGTATTCTTTCTCTGTAGATTGATACTTAGTTTGTGGAGTTTGGATAGATACGAATACTAAAGTACCTTCGATAGTGTTTTGTGTTAATGTAGCCATATTAAATTTTCCTCTTTAGTTTATGTTTAATTCATACTTAGTGTTACTATTAGTTCATTGCCTTGCGACAATATGGATATATTACATCAAGTAATTTTGCTTTGCAACTACTTTTTTAAAATATTTTTAATTTATTTACTTACTCCCTAGCTGTTTAATTACATCACAATGTTGTTCTTTAACCTTAGACCAAGCCTGTTGCAATCTTTCATCATTAAAAGGTTCAAACATTTCATCATCGTAAGAGGAAGCTTGCTCATCAAGATTAATCTCTTTACACCACATTAAACCTGTAGTAGCAGATGTTTGCTTTGGGTTATGTCTAGTTAGTCCTAATTGGTGTTTTAGCACAGCTTGAATATCAGAAGCTATTTTAATTTCTTCTATAGCTTTAGGCACATCGACAACTTCATCATAAATATCATCATAGGTTGAGTGTTTGAAAATACTCAAAGCTCTAATAATGATGTTCATATGTGTTTCATCTACGGTTAATTCATATAATGAGTTAGCTTTCATCTTGTCTCCGTTCTAGTGTAATTTCTGAAATCATTGGTACAGTGACTTTGATAGAGTTAACAACATCATTGTATATCTGTACTTGTAAAGGACAGGTGAAATCTGTCCTATGTGTCAATCTCTGCAATTCGGTTATTTTCTCTTTAACTCGATTACACCAACTATCATTTGCTGTATCTACATAAACATTATTACTCATCTCACCTCTCCTTTAGAATTTCTTGCAACAAAGTAATGAGTTCTGTTGCTTGTTCTGGTGTAATAAAAATTCTGTCATTGATCTGTTTAAGTTGAATTTCATTATCTTCATACTTTCTAAGACAAACACAACCAAAATCGGGGTGTGTTAGGTTTGTTTCAAGCTTCATATTATTTCTCCTTAGTTAATAACAAGTTTACTAGCTTCTGTTGTTTGGGTTAATCAGTAATTTCTACTTCATACTTCTTAAAAGCATTGAACAGATACCTATTACAATCTTTACTCCTAACTTCTGACCTCAGCATTGATTTATGTCCAGAAAATCTACTCTCAATATTAATAGATTTTCCTACATATACCTTGTTTGTTGTTAAGTTACGTATTGCGTAAATTCCACAAGTCATTACTCCTCCCATGTGATTTGTTGGTTAAACGGTTCAATAAGTTTCTCAATCTCTTGGATATAGTAATCATAATCAATATTCCAATCGAACTCTTTCATATTATTACAAGGTTTTACTTTCCAGTTACTTTCCACAGACATTCTACGAAAATCTACACTTCCTTCTAAAGGAGGCATAATCTTAATAAGTTTCCCCCCTTCAACAGAAGGGTAATATCTGCACACATTTTGTAATTTCTTTTCATTTTCTGATTCTTCATCAACCAAAACTAAACTACAATTACGAGGTACTTTAACACGCAACATAAAATCATAAGCGTCTTTATGTTCGTTAATAAATTTTCGATAATCTATTCCTTCAATTACGTGTTTATAAACACTCATTGGAATAACTAACGCTGAAAAGTTCTTGTGCCAAGCTAAATCTAAATACTCATAAGCACCTTTCATTTTCACACTAGAATCATCATACACACTTAGATAGTTATTTACATCTCGTACATACATTGCTTTATACATAGCTAATTCCATCTGAAGACCTACAACTTTCTCCCAATCAGCAACGATTGATTTAGCTAAATCTTCTTTTGATTTCTCAATATAAAACTCAAAACCATCAGTATTAGCCATAATCAATCGAGCATTACATCTTAATACAATCTGTTCCATCAACATACACAAACTTAATTGTCCGTTGATTGTAATCTTCATCGTATACATAGCGTCTAAGAAAGGCGAATATTTATCATTAGACTTTCCGTACACACTGTTTAAACCTAGCTTGATGGCTAAATTCTCTGGTGTACCTTTCGGAAACTTCTTACGTTCATTGTAGAAATCCTCATAACTATCACAGAATGATTCACCAAGATGTTCTGGATATACGCGGTTAGCAATTGCTATGTTCGGATACATTGAAGCAACATCATAACTCATAATTGAATGCGTTTCTGTTTCCTTTATTGTTCCACGTTTCGCTCCATGAAGTCCACCCACGCCTAAATCAACTCTGAAATCTTTAAACACTACGTTCAAGGTTTCAGCAATGTTGTAACATCCATAATAAGAAACTTTAGGTACTTTCTTACTTCTTGATTTTAGAACTCCGTTATCATCAAGATAATCTTCTTTAACAATATTACCATCACTATCTCTTACAATTTCCATCGCCTTTAACTCTTGTTCTTCAACCCAACCTAAAGGGTGTTCTTTTTTGAACAATGTTAAATCTTTTTCTGTTGGTTTAGACTTAAACTTAACCTTCTTCGTCACCATCTCACAATACTTAGAAAGATCACCGAGTTTACTTTCTTCAATATCTGAGAAAACTCCTTTAGTCTCTGTAATAACTTGCTGACTAAACCATTTATGCAAAGATTTAAAATGTTCTGTTTCAAACTTCAAATAGTCAAACAAACAATCTTTAATAACAATCTTATTACGTTTTGTTTGTTTCTTCTGCCTACCGTAAGGGGTTTGTTTATAGAAAGCATCAGGCTTAACTTTCTCAATCTTCTGCATAAAGAATCGTGTACCAATATCAGTATCGCTTAAATTCATACAGTTAAATCCGTACTTATTAGTTAAGTCTTCACGAAGTTTAATAGCACCTACATTATGATGGTAAAACTTCTTAGTCTCAGCTACATCATGTAGGTTATAAAACTTGAGAACATCAATTTCTTCATTTGTTAAATGCTTACCTACAGGGAATGGTAAATCTTCAATATTCTCAGAACGCATGTTAAACTCTAAGATTTTAAGTGAAGTAGCTTTAGCTTTATTGTCAAAGTGATTAATCTTAAACAAATCAATTTGCTGAATGATTTCGTCCTCTGATTTAATCACTTTAGCAAACCCATCACGAGCTGTTTGAATTTGAGCCATAGCAATATCGTAAACCCAACTAGCATCAATAACATATTCAACATTGTTACGTTTAGCTTCTTTAGCCTGTTCCATAATTGCGTGTAGAACAGGGTAGTCAAACCCTAAGTTGTTAAATCCAACCATACGTTGTTTCTTTTGTGCTAAATAGCGTAAATAATTCAAAATCTCTTGTGTTTGATTCATTCGATCTGATACCTCCCACACACGCACTACTTTACCATCACTAGAAGATGTAGCTAGTGTAAAGCAGTTTGGGTAGCATTCAATATCGTAAATGTAATCATTTGGGATATAGTTTAGTTCTGTTGACACAATTTACTCCTTCTTAAAATGCAAAAGAACAGATAAAGCAATAGTACCTTATTTGTTCTATGTTGTCTATAAGTGTTTACGATCTAATCTGTAATTTCAACTTGATAATTCAGTAAAGCGTTATATGCTCTTGGGTCAATCTGATCTTTCCACTTATTAGCGAGTTTTCGAATACGCTCTTTCTTACACAATCGGTATGCTTCGGAAGCTTCTTGTGCTGTTTTAAAAGAATATCTTAAACCCAACTCTTTACGAATCTCGTTCAGTTCTCCTGTTGTGGATATGGAGTAGTTGCCGTGACTGTTAATGTGATAACCTTTACGACCATTTACACCGACTTCTTTAATTAGAACTGCATTAATCTCTTTTGGAACAAAACAAACTGTTTCTAGTTTATACATCCTAGTACCATCCGCTAGAATATCCTTATCTAGTTCATAACCGTGCGATTCACAGTACGAGTAGAATGGTAAAGTTTCAACATCTCTTTTAAAATTAGAGAATCTTTTCCAAGACTCTTGTACAGTAACATCTCTGTAAGCTTCGTTTTGTTTATGAAACACTTCACTATAACACCTACGAATCATACTGTGCCAAACTGTGTAGAGTTTAGTGTTTGTCTCCCCAAGATCGTTACAACCTACTCCAAAAACCTTTGCATTATTAGGGTTTTTCACAATCCCTTTAGTTAAATTTCCGCTTCTCACTTGTACTTCTGTACCATCGTTAAACATCACAACAATATTGTTGCAAGATTTCGCACTGACAACTGTACAATCACCATTAAAATTAGTTGGGAATACCGTTCCAACTACTCTCCAATCTATCATAACCTCTCCTGTTAAATAACCCTCAATTAAGAGGGTATTATTATTTAAAAATTACTACGTTGTTGCTCCATAAAGTCCTGCTTATCGTACAACGTATGTGAAATTGGGTCATAGTACCAACTACCAACAAACCCTGTATAACCTGTCCATCTGCATTTAAGAATATCAACTTCCGTTGTGTTCTTCTTAATTTCATCGGTCTCAGATTTATTACGCATAGCTACGATGTTACAACCACCTGATTTAATCAAATTAGTAACCCCTGAGAAATCGTCCTCAGTGAGTTGACGCATCATTACATTACCTTCTTTATCAACCTGTGTTTTACCTTTGGTAACGTGACACACGTTGAATACAGAAATACCATCTTTAATAATTTGTTTTAAGAATTTAATGAAGTCTGTTTGAGCTTCAAGATTGCTACCTTCGAACAAATCATTAATTGGGTCGATAACAATCATCTTAGTTGAATATTTCTTAATTAGTTTTAGAATTTGCTTTTTAACAGCTTCCAAACTACCTGATCTTTCGTCAAGAAGTACATAACGCTCTTCCCCGTATTCATTTTCACGCAACTCTTTACGCTTCTCTTTAACCCAATCCTGTTGAACAAAAGCTACAGCTTCTTTAGGGTCTTCGATTAAATTGATCTTAAAACCAATATGTCGAGATAACAATGCAGTTTGGTATTGCCCCGCTGTTAATTCAAGACTAAGAATACCAATCTTAACTGGTGAGTTGAAAATCCAATAATAAACCATTTCATTGATAATGGTTGTCTTACCTCCACCTGTTACAGCACCGAGATTAACCATATACCCTAAAGGGATACCGCCAGCCATAGCTTTTTGTAAACTGTGCATAAATGGAGGTAGTGGTACTTTAGGACGACCTAATTCTTCCTCAATTTCATTGTCCGCCTGTTTAGATGTCTTAACCTCGTCAGGAGTTAATGGTTTAGCGTCAAAGTAATTAGAAATAAACTGCTTGTGTTTCCCTGCAACTAACATTTCATTAGCATCTTTCATAGAAAGCGTAATGATCTTTACCTTATCTTCTGGCAATTTACTAGCTGCTTCAATGACAGCAGCCTTGCCTACTTCATCAGAATCACCACAAAGAATGATGTTATCAAACAAGTCTAACCACTCATAGTTTGCAGCACATTGTTTAGCAAGACTTCCTTCTCCTGCTGTGCAGCTAACAACTGCTGTTCTGTCATAATCATCTTGTCCACGACTAATCTGATAATCTCGAAGCATTTGAGCTACAGACAACTTATCAATCTCACCTCCTGTAATAACCACATACTTTCCACCAGCCCTAAATAAGTGTTGCCCTGAAAAATCATTGGATAAACCTGTAATGCCGATATTACCTTTACCAAAGTCTTTAGGTAGTACACGTTTCTTGTAACCACGTAATGATTTCAGTTCACCGTTGAACCCTTCTTTTGTCTCAGGGTAGTATTCTTCAATGATATTACCTTCAGAATCTCTAGTGTACAGGTGTCCATAAAACGCTGCTGTTTCTGGTTTAATACCTCGATATAAACTACCATCAGGTTGTGTAGTATCGTGGCTTGTACGAGCTATTAGAGCCTTATATTCAGCTTTAGTGATAGCTGTTTTAACTACAGGTTTAACTTTTGGAGTTACAAACCCTTCTTCTAAGATTCCTTCTTCTCGTAACTGCTCTTCTGTCCAAAACTTATGTGAACAATCAGGACTAAAGCAACTACCATCTAAGTATTCTTTACCACTATCATCGTACTTAACATAGACAGCTAAATTATCATTACTTCCGCATGCACTACAGCAGAAATGTCCTAGAAGTGTTCCTGCTACTAACTCTTTTTCAACTTGCTTACTCAATTTATTCTCCTTAAATAAAATATATGCTATTTGAAGCTATATCTGTTCACCTATTTAAATTTAAACTCTACACCAATCTCATGTAAGTAATTTATAGCCCTATCTAATGATAGGCATTCGTAAACGTGTTGTCTGAAATGTAAATATCTACAGATATGAAATCTGTAATACCTTGTAATATTTCAATATCTTCGTAAGGGTTATAGTAGATAATGCAATGATCGTATTCTTTCTTAGTAAACATAAATTTCTCCTTAAATAAAAATCATTTATATTGACGCACTTTGTAAAGTGGACAATCTTTAGCTGTACAATCTCTAATCTCTTGTGCTGAACCATTCCCTAAGCACATATAGCACATAGAATTTATCGCTAATCGTAAACTTTTTGGATTAGCGTTTGATCTTTCAATTGGGTTTAATCTTACAACTTCAATCTCTCCGCTTGCAACTTTCTCTCTGTATTCAGCAAGACCTTTCATTGCTTGTTCATTCATAATCAATCTCCTAAGTTTAATAAATAGAAATCTT